AGTGCAAGCCGATTTCTGCATACTCAATATAGCGGCTGTCTGTTATATAGATCCCCTGACAGTTCCCGTATTTCTTGAAAAACTGCATTTTCTCTATATACTCATCAATATTTACGGTTTGCCCCTCTTGCAGATGTTCCAATACTGCGGAGCGGTTCAGATATTTATAAGCCATCCTAAAACCTCCGATCTCTCAATATATCCGGCGAAGCCGGGGCGGATGATCCGCCGCCGTCCGTCTTACTCTGCGCAATGGTCCAACTTGTCTTTTATATCCTCAATATCTGAATTGATACGTTCTATACTTGCGTAACGCTTATTATTTATTTTTTCTTTGAATGTCTCAAAGTAAGAAAGAGCATAAGAAAAATAATTCATCCTGTTAGACACACCACGCGCCGCGGTTGCGTCCTGACAATTCAAAACGGCGTTAGATAATAAAATTCTAGTTGCATCAATGCGTTTCTGCAGTTCGGCTATCTCGTTTGTATAGTCGGCGCTGTCTGCCTCTGCCTGCTTTCTGGTTCGTCTCAATGTTTCGGCTCTCTCCATCAATGCAAAACGGCGAGGGCGTAACAAGTAGCCGCTTTTGTCGATATGGTCCGCAATATCCGCGGATCGTTTTTCGTTTCCGTAAAATGTGTTATAAGGTTCATAAGTGAAACGTGCGCCGCTGCCATCCGTGGCGGTCAATATTAAAGATTTTATATAATCGTTTCCGCGTCCGTCCGTGCTCTTTCTGGTATCGTTCAGAGTATACCGCCGGGAAACGTCAAATATTTTTGTTTCCGGTTCTTTTATATAGCCTTTATCCTGAGCAATTATAAAAACGCTTTCTGTCTGTTTCTTGCGCAGTTCCTCAAAGTCTCTAATATTAAAACAATAATCTATATTAAGACCAGGGGCGGCGACTCTATAATTCCAATAACTAACACCATCACGGCGACAAGCTGAAAATTTGTTAAGTTTAAGGGTTGCAAAATATAAATCTTGCAGACATCGCGAAGCGGTAGGAACAATAAAAACAGAGATTTTACACGCTGCCGGGTTCATTGCCTCGGCTACTGCATTTTTTACTGTGTTTGCGGTAAATTTTCCGGCTTGCTTTGTGATAAAATACGGCTTTTCAAAGTCGAAGCCCTCGACATCATGCAAAAACTGAAAAGCTTTTTTGTTGATGGATAAAAGATTTTTGATATATGTTTTGTTCAT